GGGTAAACGATTTGAACTCACTGCACAGAAGATGAATAAGAAACTAAGGGATATGGATCTGCAGTACAGAAAAGGGAATGTATGGGTTGCAACAGATGAAGGTGAGAAGGTTTCGTCTAAGCATTCCTGGAGTAAGGGTACCAAGTCAGGATACAATTTAAAATGGAATCTGAATGAGATTGAAAAATTAATAGGCTAACATCAGGAGAGTGAATTGATAAAAAACATTGAAGTATATTATGGAGTTGTAGAAGATGACATGGATCCAGATGAACTTGATAGGTATCGGGTCAGGATACATGGTCTGCATACACCTGATAAATCTCTGATACCGACCACTTCACTTCATTGGAGTAGGGTTTTATTGTCTGGGGTACATGGATCAGCTAAGGGACGTGGTTTTACAGCCACTGGTCTTGTAATTGGTGACACCGTGATGGGATTCTTCCTTGACGGAACTTCTAAGCAAGACTTCATCATCATAGGGACATACATAGGGATTACAACTGGAGAAAATGATTCCAATATCATAGGAAGAGCAAAGGGAAATGAACATGAAACTGTCATCACGAAAAAAGCTCAATTAAAAGGTACTCATATTGACACAAGTTATGATCAATGCATATATCCAGATCTCCAGGTATATGAATCCAGGACAGGCCATATAATCATTGTTGATGATACCAAAGATGAAGAACGTATTGAGGTGATTCACCGCAGTGGTTCAGGCTTTGAGTTAATTGAAGATGGATCATTCCAGATTATTACCCAAGTGCAGAACAACTCTATCAATAATGGTGAGCTTAACCGAATCACAGTCAAGAATGAAAATATCCAGGTAGGAGGCGACGTCAATGTTGAAATAGATGGTAATTGGAATGTAACAGTTGGTGGTGAAATTCATTTCTGGGCAAAGGGGAATATATATTTCAATGGTAAAAATATATATGAGAATTGCAAGGTCAGTAAACCAAATCCAATAATCAATACAGTGAGGAGATAATATGCCTGCAGCGGTAAGACATACAGATATATGTTCTGGTCATGGTTGTTACCCACCCAGACCAAATAATCAAGCATCAACTAATGTTTTCATCAATGACCTTGGATCTCATAGGTTGACGGATAGCTGGGCACCTCACTGTTGAGGACCACCATGTCATGGCGGAGTTGCTGCCAGTGGAAGCCCCAATGTATATGTGAATGATTTGAAAAAGACAAGAATAGGGGATGCTGTAAGTTGTGGGTCAACTATGGCTCAAGGGTCACCAAATGTGTGGGTAAATGATTAGCTTTAAATATAGACAACAGTACCCTGGGAATCTGCTCTGTGGCTTTAAGTCATGATCACACCATGTTAAAAGATAGCTTGATCAACTATCTGCCTTGCACTGACATTGGAACTGCAAATAACGTCAGGGGTCTTCCAGGTCAGTGTTCCAACTGACCGAAAAAGGGACACTGAATTAAAAACTCAGTGTCCCTTTTTCAGTTTTAAATATCGATAATAGCAATTCACACTAAAAGGAGTCATAATATGAGTAATTGGATTAAGTACACGTCTGGTGACGATGAGACATTGTTTGACTTGGACACACTAAGGTCCATTGAAGCACAGGAAACACGTAAATTGGTGGGGTTTGATGATGATGCAGACTATAGCACTCCCGACATCGGAAAGCTAAAAGTCACGCATGAGATCATCTTGATTGCCAAGGACAAAACAGTGGTCAAATGGATCATTCAAGAGAGTCTGCAGCCTGTCCCTGCCGATGCTGCAGAAGAAGCTGCTTTGGATCTACTTATGCTTCCGTTTGTGACCCAAATGAATACAACGAAGACTTCTATCCTGGCTCAGATGCCAGTCGTCTCTATCGCTTAAAATTCAGTAGCAAGCAGACATAGAAAAAGGGTACTTCCTGTTCATAGGAAGTACCCTTTTGATTGTTTACGGAAGTGGAGTTGGGTTACTATCTATATCAAGCAGGATGGCGGTAGATGAAACAGCCCTCCCTACCAATACATCCCCAGTGTTGGCAAATGTTTCTTCAATCAAATTACCAGATGCATAATCGATGTAATATCGTTTATTTGGAACCAAACCAGCAAAGCAATCAGCAACGGCACCCTGAAGAACAACATCCCCAGAGGAACCAGCAGAAGCAGTTGTAATGGCAACACCAATATAATCTTCAAGCCTTCTTGTGACTGTGGCCACGTTAGTTGCCCCAATAAATGCCCAGTCATTACCACCCATGTAGGTTTGAGTATTATCATACATTGAAGTAGACCAATTACCATATATTGTTTTAAAGTTCTTACTATCATCAGTGCCACCATTGGCATATGTAAAGCAGTTCATTAGACGTACAACTGTATATGGTATTGATAGTGTAAACTTAACTTTGCCTGCTTCTATTGTGGCTTTATAACCATTTCCTGCTTGGATAAAATCACCACCAGGATTAGTCCATTTTGCATCTTCATAGACAATACCAAGAATACAATTAGCTCCATTATAATCCAATTGTGGTGATATAAAATCACAGCGTGGTTTTGCCGTGGATGAAGCCCCTGCCACTGTAGTTGGAGTATATACTTCTTTTGAGTTGGCTCTCCAATCCATAGTGAGATTATCAAGGTCTATATCAAGTATTGCTGTAGCACATTTATCAATATCATTGGCACCTGAACCCGCCAAACTATCTACAGTCGAGTATACAACTGCCATAGTATTTGCTTCAACAATAGAAGCACAACATGCACTACCTATATACTTCCCCGCTACATCTATACTTTTAATTGGCCCGTTAGTCCATGTCTTGGTTGTAGGATCAAATTCTGCGAGCATTAATCCACTAGTATAATAACCACCAGGACTTCCGAAGAAATTTACATAAGATAGATATATATTTCTCCCGGCAGCCACTTTCACAGTTTTAAAATTCAGATATGATGCAGAAATACCTGATCTCATTATCCCAGTATACTGTAAATATTTATTTGTTTTTGTCATATTATTTGTAGTTTCGTCAATCTCTAAATAATACCCCTGGGCATAGTTAGGATCAGAGCCTGTTGTCATATGATAAAACGCACATTGCCCATCAACAGGCACTACTAAATGGGCTCTACCAATACCACCAATAGGACTAATATATAAAGTTTTCACATTACTTAATGTTTTAGTGGTTTCGTCATAATCAAACGCATATAAATTATTAATATTTGCTATAAATATCTTTTTATATGTATGTAAATAATAACCACTCGCTATATTGGTAAGACCACTTGTACCCATAGTGATTTGAACCCATGCACCGTCCCATGCAAAACTACCATCAGGATTCAGACTTGATACATAATAATCCATTCTACCGGCTGTAGATGAATGCGGCATGAATATAATTACGGTATTTGGTGAAACTTGCACCACAACGGGCTCATAAGTTCTGTTAATGGTTGATAGGCTATAGTGAGCAGCAATCTGATTGTTTGTGTCATCAGCCCTTGCTAATGCATAACTATCAGCATCAACAACCCCAATGGCTTGTCCTGCATTATCCAGATAAATGAAATCACCGGCAGTCAGGTTTGACCCAAATGTTGGTGAAATGATAGAAGACCCAGAAATTGCCGATGAAGCTGCAAGTTTCCTCCAGGTATCTACTACACCATCAACACCCAAAGCAAAGGGTGTATTGGCTGCTACAGTCTCATTAGCAATAAAGAAATTATCACTATAGATTACGATGTCATCTTTATCATAACCCTTGGCAAGATCCCATTCACCTTTAAACACGTTGGTTGATGCCGGGATTAATGTTTTTGTACTTAAAGACATTTGTTCATTTCCTTTTCTTAAAAATGTAATAGAAGTTTGGTGGGGAATATGAACCTCCCCACCATGTTTACACATATGGATTAGTGATTAAATTTCACCACCCACCCAATATACATTCCAAATATCAGTAGAATCCTTTTTAACCAAAAATGTATTTCTACCACCGTCAAAGTCAATATCAGACTGAACCACTGCATTGATCTGTAATGCACCTGTACCGATCAAAGTAAGTACAACTGTAGTAGATCCTGTGGTATTTAATTTATCTTGAACTTCAAATTCTGCACCATCTGCATACCACGTTTCATCAGTAGACACTGTATATGTTGCAGGGACAGCAGACTCATTTCTAATCTGCACCTTATTGCCAACAGGGAAGAGAATTGGATTTGCAGTATCATTCTCAGTAACGAAAGGAGCCCCAGAAATGCACTCAATGGTAAACACACCATCAGTGGTTGAATAAATCCGATATACCCCACCACCAGGAAGTAGCATTGTCACTGGAGATGCACCAACTGAAGGGCTACCACCATTGACTTTAATATTCCCACCCGTAGAAACCAGGATCAATTCATTGGCTTGTGCAGTATTGGACAGATCAATAAATGCTTCTTTATCCTCATTCCCATTACTTTCGAAGGTCAATACTTTCATTGCTGTAGGATCATTGTAGTAATAATATCCAAGATGAACCATGTCCACTGCAGCAAGCACGTCATGCCACGTTTTAGATGCAGCACTTAGAGCTACCCATTCGTTTGCCCCAGAACCCTCCACAAAGGCTGTAGAAGCAGCGATATCACTATTCGCCTTATACAACATATTACCACTTTCAACGATCTGCCCAGTTCTGTATTTGTTTTCAAGAACCCAAGGGCCACGAAAATGGTCTCTGGTAAAATCTTTAAGAGCTTTAGGAGTACCAGCCTCATCAATTTTCCAGATATGTGTATAATCCTCACTATCCACATCAGTTCCATTATAGAACAAGATAGTGTTTTTCATATATGGTGCCAGAGCAGCAACTTCAGCCAAAGTTGGATTAACTGTATCAGCAGCACCCAAACCAGTAGCAGAGAAAAACATATTGACATACATACCAGCTTTGAGCCTGATGACATTATGTGAATTATCAACCCACCAGATATACAATTCAGGATCAGTCGCCAGATCAGTCGCAGTATAAAATACCATGGTATTCTTGATCTTGGCACTATGCAAACAAAACATAGTAATCTCTGAATCAAGAGGGACATGAGGTGTCATCAAAGGTGCATAAGCAGTCAATGCAGTTGTTGTAATATGAAACTTATCCATATTAGAATTGATTGCAGTAACTGCCCCAGTACTGTCGATATGATATACGTGTGTTGCTTCATCCACAGGCAAATCAGTACCTGAATAGTAGACCACGCCACCCCTAACATCAATGAAATCATCTGAGTTGGTTGTGATATATAGATTCACTTCTGCATCAGTGGGTGCCTCTGTAATAGCAGCATTCAGCGTTGTAGCAGGAAGGAACATTCTCTTAACTGAACCCAAACTAATATCAATGAGTTTCCCGTCAAAAGTCACGTACCATATCTGAGTTGTGGTGTCTGTATCCGTATCGGTTCCTGTGATATAGATAAAAGAGTCACGCATCTCTTTGACGTTGTTAGTTACTAACGTGGTCATTTCAGCCGTGGTTGGGTGCGTAGCATCAGCGACACCAGCTGTAGTCAAAGCAGTGGCAGAAAGGAATACTTTATGAGTTCCTTCTTCCTGGATCAATACTACATTACCACTTCCATTGACATAGAATAACCGAGTTACATCGTCAGTGTCAATATCAGTACCAGTAACATAAATATAAGAATCATTGATACTATTCGCTGTGGCATGTGCCTTGATATCTACTATATCAGGGAACTCACCTACTAAGGTCTTGGTTGCATGAACCATTTTATTTGCAGCAAGCTCAGTCCATTTACCAGCACCAGTACCTTCAACCAGAGTAGGATTGGCAACAATATTGGAATTGGCTCTATAGAACTGATTAGATTCAATAACAATCTCACCTGTATTATATGCCTCAGTTCCACTAAAATCACCCTTGAGGATACTTGACCCACCACCACCAAGTTTAAACCATTCACCAGTGTACATATTGGTCAATGGGGTATCCTTGAGAGCAATAATCATCTCACCAACACTGAAGTCAACTGCATTTACAGTTCCAGCAACTGATACCCGATATGCACTACCTTTCAGATCAGTTGTAGGAAAGACACCAGTTGAGGCATCCCATACACCTTTATCAACAAATGCACCCCAAAGTTTTGCATAGTCACCAGAGGTAATCCATCTATCAATGTTACCAATAAAGGATGCATTCTGAATACCAGGGGTAATGCAGTAGTAGTATTTCCCGGCTTCAATGACTTCATCACCAACGGCATATGCAGTACCATCAATCCATTTATCTCCATAAGGAAGCATGGAAAATGACAAGGGATTGTAAGTGGCTGTTCTGTAAGGCTGAGTACCTGCAGGGTTGGTTCTCAGAGAGAAATCAGCGGCAGAAGTGAATCTAAAGATGTATGTGGTACCATCGATATATTCAGCATTAATCGGGAATTCAATTAGATCACCATCGACAAGCCCAGGTGTAGGAACCCACGTTACCTCAAAATACTTATTGCCTGCTGCCACTGATCCCTTATAACCTATAGCATGAAGAGGTGCAGTCGGAATAGTAGCTCCAACTTTCAGTTTTACACTACTGGTGTATATACTCCCAGCTGCTGTAATTTGATATTCAAATGTAGTATTTGCGGGTGTAAGAGTATCAGTGCTATCATCTCCATAAAAAACAGAATCAACTACCTGAGCACCCATAATCGGAATATCAGGTTCACCAGAACTATTATCAGGATTCAATGGAATTGAAATAAGGATTCTTTTTTCACCACTGTCCCTTTCAGTCTTCAGATAATTACCGATAGAACTTAAATCAAGTGATTCCAATATAATGCTTTCATCTAATTGGACGGTTGTACCAAAGATGTGCATGATATCATCATCGTCTATATATGATTTATGTGTAAATTTATCATTAATGCTTTCAATAGGAATCCAGGCATTATTACCATTGATGTCGACAATTTCAAAGATGAGACCAGTATTGCTATAAAATTCACGTTTTCCTGGAGTTCGATCATCACCTGGAATACGATCAGCACCTGACATTTCAACAACTATTGACTTTTCATCACCATAATGATAGAATCCAACACAATCACCAACAATATGAGCAGATGCAAGAGGCATTGTAATGTTAGCATCAAAAGCAGGTTCCATTACATAAAGGAAACCTTCTTGCGCTGTAGTATTGGTTGCAGTGGTATAGACAGGCTCAAGGAATGCGGTACCGTTCAGGAGAGGTGCCCATTCAGTGATATCCCAAGGACTACCGGCAGTCGTCTGAGTTGTATTCTTAAACAATTTACGATTTCTGGAAACTACATCCCCCAGAATATAAATCATTGCAGAATCAAATTCACCCCTGTAGATATTCCTTTCACCACCAATCAGTGTCCATCTATCCGGTAAAGTACCTTCCGTGAAGATTGTACCACCAGTGATATCATTATTTGCCTGATAAAATTTATTATCTACATAAACGATCTCATTTTCAAGATACGTATCAGAGACAACATGAGCACCCCGATATGCATGTCTACCAGAAGATAGTTCATACCAATCAGAACCACCAGGAAAAACAGAAGTTGCCCAAGGTGTATTTGCTACAATGGGATCACCTGCAAAATACAATTTTCCATCAATGTATTTTACTACATCATCCTTTGCATATGATAAAGTAAGATCCCAGTCACCTTTGTATTTGCCAGCCATGGTTGATAGTTTGGTCCAATGACTTGCACCAGTACCTTCAACAAAAGCGGTAAGTATAGGGATATCACCATTGGCTTTATAGATATCATTTCCTACAATAACAGCATCATCCATAAAGTAATTGACTGCAGTAGTATGAATACCCTTAAATTTACGTGTTGCCTCTGCACTGATTTTAGTCCATGTGGCACCAAGGGTACCCTCTACAAAAGCCGTATTTGCGGCAATAGGGTCATTTGCTTCCCATAGAAAATCATCTTTGGTTACAACGTCTTCTTTGGCATACACTTCTGTGATATCCCAAGGTCCACGATAATGTGTACCAAGGATTTCAACCCACTCTTCATCATTGGTACCTTCTACAAAAGCAGTAAGAGCAGGAATATCAGAATTGGCTGAGTAAAGTTTATCATCCTCAGTTACTGAATCACCATGGACATAGATTGTATTGATATCCCAGGCACCTCTGTACATCGGAAGCTGCATATCAGATATTTTGGTCCAAGTAGCCCCTACAGTCCCTTCTGCAAAAGCAGTTCCAATTGCTATATTGGCGTTTGCCCGGTAAATCTGATTAGCTTTAATGACCAGATCATTCTGGAGATACTCTTCAGTGATCAGCCAGTATTCCCGAAAGAAATCTCTTTCATGCTTTGAAATTTCAGTCCACTCTGCAGCTCCTGAACCTTCCACGAAGACAATACCAGTAAGCATATTACCATTGGCTACATAGAACTTACTATCTTTCTTGACCAGGTCTCCAAGCTTATAAACATTACCAACAGAATGTTCACCCCGATAAGACATCTTATCTTTCACAAGGGTAAATTCATCGGCAGCAATACCTTCTGCAAAAACACCATTCCGGGCAATATCGGTATTGGCTACATACAATTTATCGTTATACATTACTGTATCACCAGCAATGAATTTATCAGTGGTAGCATAGGGGCCATGGAACTTGGACACTTCACCAATAGGAGACCAGGTTGCTCCTGCATCGCCTTCCAGGAACGGGAAGGTACTGGCTGCCATCGGGCCATTGGCTCTAAAGAGTGCATCATTTTGAAAAACAACGTCATCTTCCAGGTAGGAATCACTAAATTTCCATTCACCCCTGAAAGTGTTATAATCAGTATCACCAATGATGGATACCCAATGAGAATATACTTCATTACCACCAATATCACTCCAATTGACTGCCTTAAGGACTGTCAGGTCCAGAGGGTCAGCAGCTTTGAGCAGATTGCTTGCAGAGATATCATCATTGAAACTGTAGATTTTATTGATATCAGTTACAAACATAACTTCTGTTTTTCTCTGCCCGATCAAAGCAGCAGAAGCAACATCTTCAACGATGAAATTCTTGATCTGTTTTTGACTTAACATGTATTATTCCTTTTTCAAATTAAATTCGATTAAGACAGGTAGGGAAGATCATTCCCTACCATATCAATTTGATTTAAACAGTCTGAACAATCTCCAAGATATCCCCAATTTCAAGAGGAATGGCTGAAGCACTATAAACAAACTGATTAAGTGTAACGTAAGTGAATTTACTTTTATTTAACAGTACACCATTGACGTAAAATTCGATATCGGATGCATTATATTCATTGATATCAATTCCTAAAGTAACTCCGCCATTAGTGACAAGATAGTCAGCTCCAACATAAGTCAGGTCAAACAGATTCCCAAGATAACTGGTCACTTTTTCTTTGGTAATATCAAAAAAGCAGTGTTTAAGAGGGATAGGATCATTCGCACTAATCTCAGTCCACTCATTGGCCAGAACACCTTCAGTGAAGCCAAGACCGGGTGCAATAGCAGTGTTTGCTTTATATAGCTTATTGCTTTCAATGACCACATCAAAGATTTTGTAGGTATCCAGGTTAGTCCATGGCCCACGAAAGCTGCTTACCCCTGCAATCAATTCCCATTTTGTAGGATCCATTGCAATATGACTACCAAGTACACCATGTGCAGAAGTACATCGCCAGATTCCACCAGCAGCTTCATAGACTACATCACTAACGAGAAATACGTCATTGTCGGCATAATCCCCAAGATAGATATTCTTTTCACCTACAATATCCCAAGTAGCTGTATTGAATACTGCCCCATGGATTATTGCATTATTGGCAGCCATTACTTGACCACCCCTTAGAATCATATCCCCTATCTTGTAATCAAGATCTATATCAAAATCCAGAAGGTTATCTACAGCCAATTCAGTCCACTCGTTTCCAAGAGTACCTACATTCCAAGGTTGTAGTGCTGCGATATCTGAATTTGCCTTATATAATACATTACCATTCATAACCACGTCATTAATGAAATATGCTTCAGTAGCTGCATATACACCTCTGAATTTTGCCCTGGAAAGCTCAGTCCACATAGTAGCACCAGTACCGATCTGGAAGGGTGTATTGACTGGCATAATGGTGTTTGCCAGGTACAGATTATTATCCAGGGGATTAATGACTACATCATCTGCTTCATATTCATTTGTAAGTAACCAAATGCCTTTAAATTTACAGACTTCTGCAACCTTCATCCATTTGGAATAATCCATGGCTGAATGGACACCCTGAACACCATGGGGAATGGTACATCTCCATAGACAATCAAGGTCATAAACAACATTTCCTACTTTATAGACGTCAAAGTTAGCAAAATCTCCAAGATACATATTCTCTTCACCAATTAATCGCCATTCGGTGATATTAAATGGAGAGCCGGCAGCCACAAGAACTATGGCTTCATATATCTTTTCTTCATATTTTACTACTTCATCAATCTCATAGTTACCTGTAGTGGTAAACTCTGCCAAAGTACCAATATTGAGTTTGGTATAAGTTCCAATACCAATGCCAATGTTTGGTGCAGCAGGATAGCCAGCAGGCCCAGCAGCTCTGGCACCATTTGAGATATATAGTGCATTCTCATAGTAGACCATATCATACTGAGCATATTTGGAAATTACGTCATATACCCCATGATACTTGATGGCAGCTGTGATTGGACTCCACTCGTTGGCCAGAACACCTTCCTGGAATGGTAGATTGGTAATAGCTGAATTTGCTTTATAGAGTTTCAAACCAACCATGACAACATCAGCAGCTGCATATGTCTCCAGAGGATCATGATCACCTCTAAATGGATGGTCAGCTGGTGCGATAATATTTACATCGATCCAGATTGAATACTCTTCAAAGAACAACACATCACTGAAATTCTTTGCTTTGAGGTAACTTGTATTGGTTACATCGGCTGCTTTGGACATATTTGCAGCAGAGACGGCAGATGAATACCTATATAATTTTTTGGTTTCTTCACAATAAGCAAGCTCAGAACCCCTCTGGCCAATAGTTCCCATTCGGGTTACTGTATCAATAATTAGATTTTTAATCTGTTTTTGACTGATCACTTTCATTACTCCTATTTTAAGTTTCTGGGTAATTTAACTCGGTTAATGATTATATTTAAAGGGTTTAATGGGTTTTAAATAGTTTCATAGTGAACTTTTAAACAAAGGGGGTGTGTGTGGGGGGATATTCGATCATACCACCAAGATCCGTGGCAAATGATTTATCAGATATAACGGATCTTGTAGAGAATATTGATAATATCAATTTAGATGATTCAATGGGACTGACATCTGGTGAATATATTCCTGAATGTCATGGAGTATATGTAGATTCATTTGGTAAATTCAAGATTGCACATGCTAATAATACAGATCAAGTAATAGGTTGTATTGGTATTACTTTCTCTAATTGTGCGGCAAATGCGTTACCTGATATAAGAATGGATAATATCATATCTAACCCTAATCTTCATTTTACTAACATTGGATACCCGATATTTTTACAAGATGATGGCTCTATTGGCTCTAATTCCGGGGCACATATTAAAGAACTTGGTATTGCTTTAAATACTAATACGATGATTGTCGTGATAAAACCACCAATTTTAACTTAAACTCTAAGGAGACTAACCATGGCTGCCGAAAAATACATTTCTTGGTCTGGAACTACTAATGTACTTAAAACTTTTGCTGATGTGAATGAGGGTGTTGCCACTGCAGGGAAACCTATTTGTGCCAATGATCTTGGAGAAATCGATCCTTCTTTTCTTCCTGGTTCTGGTATTGAATCCATCATGGCTGCCGAAGATATTACAGCCGGTTCAGCGATTCATATCATTGATGATGCAGGAACACGTAAAATGGAACTTGCCGACGCTAAAACTAATAAACCATGTAATGCCTTTGCCGTCGAAGACACCCTGACTAATTCAATTGGTCGGATTGATAAAGATGGTTCAGTTACTGTTATTGGTGTGGCTATTAGTGAGCAGTATTACCTTGGCGAAAATGGGGCAGTTGTTTACACCCCCACCATCGATTCCGGTGATATTATTCAGCTTGTTGGTACTGGGACTGATGTTGATGTACTTGAAATCGAAAGGGGTATTATTACCATTGTTGAGTAAATGGGATTAGGTAATGGACAAGGCTGGTGTGGTGGTCGGAATCAAGGAACAGACACAGAAGATTTAACACCCATCACACCAGCTCAAATGTCCAGAGAGGGGATAGTTATGAATACTGATTGTATTCATGGTTTCGATTCTACAACTGGAAAAAACACCATCATTAAGTTACCGGATGCTCCTGTATTAGGAAAAAGCTATTCACTTTCACCTCTTCCTGATGGTACATGGTGTTGGAGTGAAAATACTGCATATTTGCCATTAGATACATTTGTTGAAGGTTGGAGTGTCTATCCATGGGATATGTTTTACGATATGATCAATATTGGTACTGTACATGCAAATTTATCTATGGGTTCAGCTTGTCAGATAAATGGTATTAATTTTGAATCATATGGTATATCTGCTGACAAAACATTACCAGCTGCAGGTTTCCAGGGCACTAATATTAGGCTTGATAAAGTAACAACAACATTAAACCCCTTGGGTATCGGTAGTAATAACGCCAGAACTGAGATTACACCTTGGCCAGGGGGATCTGATCCTACTTTGGGAGCTGATAATGATATCATGGATTTGTGTCAAGGATCAATGAAAAAGAATCTTCTGACAACTATTGAAAACTTGATTATAGGGAAAAAATACTATATCATTCAATGTTATTGGGGTTATTTCTCAACCAAGACATTTACAAAATTATCAGTTTATGATTCCAATAACATAAGCATAGGACACACTCATACCTTTGCTTTGGATGGTCCGGCTGTTGGATTGACCAGTGGTTTGAAGCGGTATGGTTTTACAGCTACTGAATCAATTATCAAGATACTTAAATTATGCCCGAATAGACCAGGAAGTTATTGTAATGGAATTATTTGTATGGAAATGGATTAATTTGAGCAACATCTGATTCAGTTAAATATACATAATGAAGATACAATGGAAAACAACATACCAACTGGTAAGGGAGTCCAACCTCAAACTATTTTCATCAAGCTTTGATATTGAATGAAAAAATATGCTATCAAGAGTCAAACACGATAACCAAGTGAATGATTCTTGATAGGATTTACAGTACGTGGATTAATTTGTTGACATTAGTAAGTTTTTGTGAAATAAGAGGGATATCGGGATTAAGTTCCTGATATCCCTTTTCATCTTTAATAGGAGGATTTTTCATGAACTTCAAAGAGTTTCAAAATAGATGCAAATGGAAGATTAAAACCAGAATAGTCCCTTTACAAGTGCCGGCATTTAGTAAAATTGAAACATATGATATTGGCGATATAGTTACATGGAAAGGAAAACAATATATCAGGATCATAGATTCTGGTTTCTTTGATATGGCTTTTCAAAGGCATCAATGGGAATGTTTTGCAGATGCATGTGCAGCCACATCTATGACGTGTGCCGTTCATAATTGTGCCTCATGGGAATTACGGTTGGATGTTCTCAAGGATTTTGGGTTGTTTTTATGACATCACTGCGGAAAACCTCAAAAAATAAGCCAACAGAAAAAGTACAGTAATTTCAATACTTTATTGAAATTAAATTTTAAATTTTGTAGGGCCAAAGTCTGAGTTTTTTCTGTGTTTTCGTGACACCACTGCGGAAAACCTCAATTTCATAGTGATTAATTGCGGAAAACCTCAAAATACTGATAACTATCTATTATTAAAGGAATTAAAATGCCTATATATGATTTTAAATGCACTAAATGCCACAAGGTCACTGAGCATATTGTAAAACACCAAACAACTGAAGTCCATTGTCCTCATTGTAATCATATTGCAATCAAGCTCCTAACCATCCTCAAAACTAACTTCAAGCTCAAAGGAACTGGCTGGTACGCCACGGATTATGCTTAAATTTGACCCTTCAAATAAACCAGTCATATCAACTACTTACCAAACTACGTGAGGGTTCACTCAATACAGCCATTTTGGGCTTCATAACTATCCAGAATGATTACCTTATTTTTTACCACTATTTTCAAAATGGAGAATTTGGCATATGGCAGTACATCAAATGGTTTTTGGCTATCAAACTTTCCCTCTCATTGGGGTTATTCATGATCTTAAAACTTACTATCTCAATGAGAAAGATGAGTTCATTAATATTCTGGATCCAACTGATGTTATCTCTTATCTCAATCATTCCAGGGATAACACCATCTCAAGAATCAAACAGGATACTCTTACGACAGAAGTCAAGTCGTTTGCACTTATGTCTGATGTAGTCAATTGGGTGAATGGTGTGGATATCACTCTCATTACTCTTGACTATACAAGGTTTGGTGATATCCTTGCTGTAGTTAAAGCAGGTGTCTTAATAGAGATCATTAAGGTTGGAACTTATCTTATCACATCTGACTTTTCCAAGATACTATGTACTGATGTCAAAAGGATTAAGAAGTTTGATTCCACTCATAAAGTTTTCAAGATAGAAACACTGGATGACCTTAAGAATCCAGTCATATATCTCTAAACACTGCGGAAAACCTCAATTTTTGAAACTATAATCATTCTGGATAGTTACAAGGAAAATTACAGTTTTTTTGTAGGGCCATGAACTGATATTTTTCAAGCCGATTGAGGTTTCCCTCAATTTAACCTATTTATTTTGAGGTTTTCCTCAATCTAATTATTTTGAAGAAACTTGTTGACAAACCCAATTTCGTGTAGTAGGATCATGTCAAGTCGAACAAAACCTAACATATATCATGGGAGAACTTAAATGATTCTGAACAATAAGAAACAAGACCTTGTAAGCAACGCCAGTAATACTGATACATTTACAATCGCACTCAATGGTCATTCTTTTGGGATTCTGACCAAGAATTTGTATTCAGAGAAATTTTCATCTACTGTAAGAGAACTTTGTACGAATGCCTGGGATAGTCACATCCAAGCTGGTACCACTGATATCCCATTTGAAGTTACTATACCATCCAGTAGCACGAAGTCTTTGATCATTGAAGATTTTGGTACTGGACTTGATGATGATGAAATCCATAGAGTGTATACAACTTTCTTTGAAAGTACGAAATCAGATACCAATGAAGCCACAGGATGCCTGGGCTTGGGTTCAAAAACTCCATTTGCTGTGTCAGATAGTTTTTTCGTGGAATCCATTTCCAAAGGAATATATACTAAATATTGCTTATATCTCAATGAAGATATGGTCCCTTCAATTACATCCATAACTTCTGCACCAAGCGACCGAGCAAATGGAATGAAGATCACTATCCCAATTAAAACCAGAGATATTAGATCAATAAGAGTAGGAGCTGCAGAAGTTCTTCCATTTTTCCCTAAAGATTCATTCATTGTAAAGAATTGCTCATACATAGATACCGAACCAATTGCCGGTCAAGAAATATCTGACAATATCCTTCTTGTTCCCAAATGCTTATATTTCTTACAATCCTCAAAAGTGCATTTCATCCAGGGTAATGTCAGATATCCAGTTTCAATGAAACATATTGAATATTCAACTGAAAAGCTCATCAATAAACTGGTAGCTTATGATTCCGCTCTTTTAATCACTGTACCTATCGGTACTGTAAACATTCAGCCATCCAGAGAAGAACTTCATTATGATGAGTCTACTATCGCAAATATCAACCATATATTAAGTTCATTGGAATTTGACTTCTTATCCTGGTGCGAATATTCTATATGGAATGCCACTACTCTGGAAATGTACTCCTTCATGGAAGTGATTAGTTCATTGGGTTCCTCAGCCAAGACATTAGCAACTAATGGTTTACCTCAACTGGATAAGGTAGCCAAAGAAATTAATAGACCTATATATACAGATCACAATATGTCAGCTTGTAATGGTGAAGTCATATATGCCGACAGATCGTCAGTCTGTAAGGATAATGCCGGGAAAAAACTGGATACTATGAAAAATATCCTGGGATACATCTATAGGGATGCTTCTTCAAAGAAAGTCATCAATACTACTTATTGCTTTTCTACTAAACAGATATCATATCGCAAAAAACTGAAACAGCTCCATAAAGATGGTGTGCTCAGAACCAAATTGGACAGAATATATGTCGTTTATGGAGCCAGTCAAAGCATACAAGAGGTTGAAGCTGATATATCCAAAGAGATTGGTCATGATTTCGAGTTTGAATATAATCTGGATGATGTAACTTTAATCTCTGAAACCAGTAGTTCAAAAAAGAACAATATTTGTAAATTTTCATTAGGTAATTGGAAAGATCAGACAACTGACCAACTTCAGGAATTTGACCCTGAAAAGACTTTTTATGTGGAACTATACAGAACCTCCTGGAACTTATGTGGTCAAGATCAAATAAGCCATGAAACTACTGTCCTAAGAGATATATCTTCTCTTGCTGGAATTACTATTCTGGGGATTAGGAAGTCAGCCAAAAAGACAATCAAAGCCATGTTTCCTCCTTTAACTTGGAAAGCTGTTGATACTGCAGTCATGGCCAAGATAAATATGAAAGACACTAAGCAAGTGATGTATAGGAAATATCTTGGAGCCAGTAACATCAACAAACGATATATGAAAAACCTCCTACCTTATATGAACAAAACTCCAAAAGCAATAATCATGCAAAAGATCATTGACAGGATTCATTCAGGTAACTTCAATGATACAATAGATGTCAAGGATTACATTTACTTAATGCAAGTTCTCTTTGGTAAAGAGATAATTAAAGAACTTGATATTTCTGCATATATACGACATTATTCAAGGATGGAAGCATTGGTAAATAGGTCATTCATTGACTTGGAGATCATTAGTACAGATGTAGTAGGTAGAATTGGAAACAGAGCACCCATGGCACCATCCAAGATTGTCACTCTGAAAAAAGTTCTGAGATGTCTGGGATTTTAAAAAAAAAGTCTTGACAAAGCCAAAACTCTGGGTTATTATCAATCCAGAGTTAAAACCATTACCATTTCATCCAACCCAAAAGGAATTTATCATGACTAATGAAATCATCTTGTCTAATACCGATCATATCAAAATTACTTCTCAGTTTGCATCTGGTCAGTTCACCATCAACAATTTAGCCAAGCAGTATGAAGTTGATATACAGACTATCAAAGATGTACTTGCTCTTAAGATTAACCTTATCAATACTACAACCATTCCTACCTTTATCATTGAAGAAACACGATTAAAAGTTTATCACCTCCTGACAGTTTCAAAGATGGGAATGGGAAAAGTAGCAAAACGATTCAATATCTCTAAAGATGCAGTCAAGAAGATCAAAAAGGAAATGGCCAACAGAGATGTAGTCATTCCTCTGGATAAGCCCATTGAAGAGGTGTTAGAAGAACAACTAACACCACCAACCTATATTATCACTCCAAGTTCAATTACACTCTGTTCTGATGAATTAAACATAGTAATAGACAGAGATGATGCCAACTATGAAAAACTTCTTCTGCCTCTGGCCATTGAAGACTGGGATCAAGTTCAAGATTTGGTTGATATATCATCACTGATGCAGAAAAAGTTAATTGCCAAGCTCGGGGATAGGGTTACAGTTAATGGTGATGTTATGGCCATTGATGGTACTCCAATCTCAGGTGAGATAGTTGACAAAATTATGGAGCAACTTGATTCTGGAGAAGCAGTTGATAAGTACCTTAAGTTCCTGGAAAAGTCATTTGATAATCCATCAATTAAAGATATCTCCGATATCTATAGGTTCTGCAGTAAGCATTCTATCGTCATCGATGAGAATGGCATGATTGAAGCATATAAGTCAGTCAGTACTGATCCTGATGGAAAATTGATTGACTCTTATACCAAAAAGATTTCAAATGAAGTTGGTACGACGGTCAGGATGCCCAGAGAAGAAGTTGATCATGATTCACAACAAACATGTTCATATGGTCTTCATGTCTGCGCCAAGAGCTATCTATCTTCGTATAGTACCTATGATAGTATTACCGTCAAAGTCTTGGTTGATCCTAAAAATGTATGCAGTGTCCCGTCAGATTACAATGATGCTAAATGTCGGTGCTGTGAATACATTGTCACGTCAATCATTTAAGTAATTTTACCCAAGTGAGAGTAATTTTGCTCTCACTTGAAGACAAAGGAAATGAATATGAAACAGAATATCATCAATATTATAGATGTCCCGAACAAGCCAGTCATAAGTCCTTCGATGGGTATAGTTTTTGCAAGTAAAGTTGGTTGGTGTTCTAAAAGAGTAATTCAGGGTCAGGATCATATTGAAAAATTGGTTCACTGTATTGACCTGGATAAGACCCTTGAAACTGCTGGCTATGATATATATGGAGAACTATTGCCTATTGAAGAAACAGAGGCAGACAAGGAGGTGATTCCAGAGGCAGAACCAGTCAAGAAGAAAGCAGTTCCTAAGCCCAAAACACCAAAAAAAGTAGTCAAGAAAGTCAAGGCCAAGAAACATGGAATTTGAAGAGTTCAGAAAAGCAAAGAAATTAGAAGAGTCTGAGGCAGTCGTGACAACCACAACCGGGATAGCAACTACCCCATCCATAGTCAAACCGATTCAGAAAAGGAAAGACCTTGACAAACAAGATAACAAAGACCTTGAGAATTGAGTTTACTGATGATGAAACCCATCTTTACAATGTAGACGGTTCATCAGTAGAAGATATAGATTTGAATATATCACTTGAAGCCAATGACTTAGATGATGATGTTTTTGATTTGTTCTTTAAGTACAAACTCGCAGACAAGATCAACATCATTTTAGATGATATGGGCTATCTCATTGGAATTTTTTGCCCTAATCATACATATATCATTGATATTACTAATGAATGCTTTTACATCAACATTACACTAACTGCATTCTTGGCTTCCAGGATTACAGAAAGGATCAAAGAAATTTGGCCAAATTTCCTCTTCAGAACTGTTTGCTTCATGACACCAAGTGGATTGAAGTTTGACTCAAAAGCTCAAGATGCCTTTGATATGCAGATGGACAATGACGAACTATTACTTGAAGATTTTCATTTCATTGAAGGACAATGCTAAAGGAATTTACTATGCTTAGTAACTACCATGTTTGCACAAAAGATTTCATCATGGACGACAAGATCAAGTCATTCATATTTGGAGGAATCTATATGGATATGGAACCAGATGATTTCATCCATGAGGACAGTGCACTGACTGTTTCTGATATAGCTCCTCAGACTTCAGTAAACTACAAATGCATAAGAGACAAACAAGGGTTTGCCCACTTTTTGGATGAAGAACAATATAGCTCACACTTTGAAAATCACACTTCTATCTCACATGAGTGCATCAAGGCAGAATTTGGTTTGATCAAGGGGCATTTATATACAATAGTCAAGGCAAAACATACACCACTGAGGAATGACGATATGGTTTGTTTAATATCAGATCATGGGGTTGTCATCATGATTCCATCCTCCATCTACTATTCTGCATTACATTTTTAATCAAAAAGGAAGATTTACTTATGGCAGAACTTAATGTACCAGTTACAAAGATCATTGACATACATAAGCATACAAACGCAGACAGACTGGAAATAGCCTATACAAACGCAACCAGCTGGCCCGTGATAATCACTAAGGAATCATTTGAAGCAGGCGACCTTGTAGTGTATTTTCCAGTTGATTCAGTGATGCCTCCTGACCTTGAGGAAATCATTCTTGGTAATACCAAAATGAAATTATCGAATGGAAGAGTCAGAGCTGCAAAGATTCGCCAGGAAGTGTCATATGGAATCATCTATCCACTATCCAAACTTCAAAATCATTATCCCAAATTAACGAACATCAACCTGGCTTCAGATATCAAGAATATTCTGGGAGTTGAGAAATATGAGCCACCAGTCAAACCAGCAACTCGTGGATTTGAAAGGCGTAAAGGCTATAAAGATAATCCAGATTTTGATAAATATATCAATATGTCTCATATCCAGCAACACAGAAGCCCCTTTCAAGAGAATGAATTTGTAACGATCACAGAGAAACTCCATGGAACTTCATTTCGTGCAGGATATCTCAAGAAACCTAAAGCTTGGCATAGTTTCTTTACGAAATATCTTCCATGGGTAAAAGCATATCAATTCTGTTATGGATCCAGGAATGTCCAGCTTCAAGATACCATAAGAGATAAGACAGTTTACAAGCGTATTGTAAAACAATTCAAACTCAAAGAGAAAATGAAAAACTTTCCTGGAATCACTATCTATGGTGAAATTGTTGGCCCTGGGATTCAAAAGGGTTACACCTATGGTTTGAAGCCAGGTGAAATTGACCTATATGTTTATGATGTAAAGCAGGGTACTTCTTATGTTTCTGATCACAGAAAGCACTATTATACAGGCATATTAAGCCTTAAAGAAGTTCCATGGTATGGTTTAAATCGATGGGGATCTCTTAAGGATGGTATTTCCGAATTCTTTGAAAATAATGAATCATTCTTTGGCAAGGATGTAGTCACTGAAGGCATTGTTCTGCATTCTATTAAGCAGATTAATGGTAATACTCACATGAAAAAGTACAAATTACTCAACCCTGAATATCTCTTGAACAAAGAGAACACTGACTTTCATTGATACTGAACTTCAATTACAAGGAAACTGATATTATGAATATCACTTTGAAGCAGATTGGTTACAAAGAAATACCGAATGAAACCTCATTGATCTATTTTGTTTCTGGCTGTTCTCTTAAATGCAAACATTGTCATTCAAGAGAATATTGGGATGCCTCAGTTGGAACAGAATTCAATTTTACACATTTCAGGAATGATATGGAAAATGGCCTGCTCACTACAGCCCTTTTTATGATAGGTGACTTTACACCCAATGTAATCGAAACACTCCAATATGTAAAGGTAATCACTGAGCATTACGGTGTACACCTGGCAGTCTATTCTGGTTTTGATTTCTGTGCTATTCCTAAAGAAATTCTCAAGGTTGTTGACTTCCTAAAGACTGGGCCATATATTGAAGCACTGGGTGGATTAGATGCTCCAGAAACCAACCAGACTCTATGGGAAAAGGAAGAAGGGCCAATCTTTAGAGGCATCAAAGGTCAAGGTTTGAATCAAACCATTTTCTAAACATTAAATAGAAGGCCAAGGACATTCCTTGGCCTTTTTCTCATTAAGGATACAGCCATGGAATTCAAAGAATTTCTTATTGAAAGGAATCTACAGAAAGAAATCTTATCTCAGAAACACAATCCAACGCCAACAGAAAATCAAATCAAATCAGGAAAATATGCAAAACCCCTAATTAACATAGGTGGCTTGTCTATTCGTATTGAGAATCCAGTAGGGACTATTAGGGCTGGAACTGATCCTGATGGAGGACACTGGGAAACCAAGTTCAAGAATTGTTCATATGGATACATCGTCAATGGACCACTTGCAAGTGACCATGACAAGATTGATGTGTTCTTAGCCAATGAAGATTTTCAAATATCAACCATTTGGGTAGTCAACCAACAGCTCAATGGGAAGTTCGATGAAGTCAAAGTCTTAATGGGCTTCATCAATTCTACTGAAGCAGTTAAAGCCTACCTGTCAAACTATGAATCTGGATGGGAGAAAAACATTATGAATGTCAAGGAACTGGATACAAAAACTTTCAAAGAATGGATGAAACATGGAGATACGAAGAAACCCATCCCATACGGCTCATCCATTGAAATTTAAAGGAATCTTATGACTTCACAAGATAAAACTCTCAAAGACCTATTTCAAGACAAGATTGAATATATCAATGATTACATTGGTGCTTCCAATGCAGCCACTGCATCGAAATTTGATCAAAATTCAAATATCACTTCTAAGTCCATAGCAGGAATGGCAACAGAAATTTGGAAGGATCTCAATATTGGCTTGAATAGAACTTTGATGCATAACAAGATCACTGAAATATATGGCCTGGAACTGGCTGATGAATATCTCAGGCAGATCGAAGATAAAGAAATTTATTGTCATGATGAAAGTTCACTCAATGCTTATTGTGCTTCAATATCACTCTATCCATTCCTATTGGATGGATTGAATGCCTTCAATGGAATTTCAGATTCCCCGAAGCATCTTTCTTCATTTTGTGGTTCATTTATCAATTTAATTTATGCCTGTACTGCTCAGCTTGCTGGAGCAATCGGTACACCTGAATTTCTTATGTTTTTTGATTACTTTGCCAGGAAAGATTTGGGTGATAATTACCTTGAAGATCATAACAAAGAAATTACACAATATATGCAGCAGGTCATCTATGGAATTAATCAGCCTACTGCCAGAACCAATCAGTCTGTATTTCTTAATGTTGCTATATATGATAAACCTTTCTTTGAATCAGTATTTGAGAATTTTGTGTTTCCTGATGGAGAACCACCCAGTTGGGGTTCCCTCTTTAAACTTCAGGAATACTTTCTTAAGTTTATGAGAGTAGAAAGAACAAAGAAGTTGCTTACATTTCCTGTGATTACAGCTCATGTCCTGAATGACGGGACTGTACCAATTGATGATGATACTACACACCTTTTAGCTTTAGAGCTTTCTTTGGGTAATTCTTTCTTTATATACACGAGTGATACAGCAGATGCCCTGGCTTCATGTTGTAGACTCAGGAATGAATTGACTGATAATATCTTTTCATCTACCCTGGGAGCAGGAGGGGTGTCTACTGGTTCTTTGAACGTGATTACTATGAACATGAATAGGATCATACAGAAGAACATTGAACTTAAGGAACAAGTACTAAAAATCCACAAATATCAGCTTGCCTATAAAGCAATCATACAGCAATACTATGATGCAGGCTTACTGGATATTTTCAGTGGAGGGTTTCTTAACATTAAAAAGATGTTTCTCACTGTTGGTATCAATGGATTAGTGGAAGGGGCTGAATCCCTTGGGTATACAGTGGGAACTAATAATGATTACATAGACTTCATAAGCTCTACCTTACAAACGATTTATGAGACTAATATGGAAGGTAGGAAAAATCATGGAGTTCTGTTCAATTCAGAATGTGTCCCTGCAGAGTCATTAGGTTGTAGATTGTATGAGAAAGACAAGAACGATGGACTTCAGGTTGATCCCAATAGAAACTGTTATAATTCATATTTCTATCTTCCGGATGATCCTATGTCTTCAATTGTTGATAAGTTTGTCCTACAAGGAGGGAAGATAGCCAAGAGTCTGGATGGAGGATCTGCACTTCATTTGAATCTAATGGAGCATCCATCATACCAACATGCACTGGACTTGATTAATTTAGGAATCAAGACTGGAAATCAATTTTGGTGTATCAACGTCAGAAGTACACACTGCCAAGATTGTGAGTTCATCACCAATGAAACCAAGTTTGATTGTCCAAATTGTGGTAGCAAAAACTTGCTCTATGGAACCAGAGTTATTGGTTACTGGAAACTTGAATCACATTTCAGTGAACAGAGACAGATAGAATCGAACCACCGGGCATATATCTAATCAAAAAAGGGGTACCGAATTAATTTTCGGTACCCCTTTTTTGATTTTAAGTCTTGACAAAGACCAAACTTCATACTATCTTAGGCTTCATGATTGATCGTAATCACATCATCAAGATATAGGTCAAAAGGGAATCTCATTGAAGTACCACCAATGATATCTATACAACCACCAGTTGCTATAGTTCGCTTATCAACCCCAACCCCATTTATCTTGATAATAATTCCAGGCGATGCTTCCAGTGTTGCATTATCTGCAATTGCGAAATCAGCACCAGTACCATTGGCTACCCTTGTTATAGTTCCAGGTGCACATGCCCCAGTACTGATATCAATAGAAGTTAGCGCAGGGATTAGGCTATCAACCTGATAAACATACTGCCGATATCCAATCAGGATAGGAATGGCATCAGGGAAGTTTGGGTCAATCAAAACAGGATCTTCAAATCTGGCTTTACTGATAAAAGGAAGAGATACTTTTATCATCTTACTAACAGTCGCACTCAATACTGTTTTGATAGGAATCATTGACGAATCAAGATAGAAGAAAATAAGCTTAATATTTTCACTACCAACGTCACCAATGATATCACCATTTACCACGGTTTCCCTGGATACTACTTGACAATATACTGCATTGCCATTTTCTTCAATATATGGTACTTTACTGGTGGTATAAACCATACCAACATTGGCCAGTTTATCCTTGTATGTTTCAACAGCCAAGAAATTTGATCCAAAAGCCACTGCACTGGCTGCTGCAGGAGCATAAATGCTAAAATCTGTACTTATTGTTTTATCGGTACAGATAAGTGAATCTACATCAATGTTCATTGAAGACTTAGGCAGCATGATTGCATCAGTATTCATGGCTACATTGATATTTGCAATTGAAATTTCAGATTGAACTATGGTGGCTTTATCAAGATATTCACCAAGATTTCTATAATTTGACCTAATGCGTCTGAGACCAACCTGAAATTCAGAAGCACCGTGACAGTCATTTGCTGCACTTATAGTTGACATATTTTTTCCTATCCTATTTTTTCGATTGTAATGATATCACCCGGGAAAAACATCGTACCAGTTTTATAAAACTTCACTGAGGTGGATGATACCCAAGCAACTTCAGTTGATTTATTCATTGGAATGCCATTAAGCAGAATGTTGACTGCCTGACTTAGAAATTCAGTACTGTTAGCACCTACAGTCACTGGTTCACTTAACATAGATACAAAGGGAACAGCTGGAGCCATGAAAGTCAAAGTTAGACCTGAAGCAGAGATTGTAGTGATAACTGAAAATCCAACAACTACTTTTTTCGATGTCAATTGAATATCAGTTACACTGACAGGCACCCAAACCTTCTGCATCATACTATTTTCAGTACAAGCAAATAGACCTTCAGAAGTACCATCACCTGTAATATCATCTACATAACATTCATCCCCAAAAAGAGATAAAGGGAGGATGGCATTGGCGGCAGCCATGGTTCCATGATGAGTGAAGGTTAATGATGTAGTGGAAACACTGGTACCATTCCCACGCCAGCCACGTGGCCCACGAACACCAGCTGGCCCGGTTGCTCCTGTATTACCCCCAGCACCAGCAGGCCCGGTTGCTCCTGTATCACCTTTGAGATTGACTTCGGCTCCACCTGCATCCAGAACAGATGTCCACCCACCACCATTAGGTTTCCATTGCAGATAATGGGTATTGGCTGATATGATATTAATTCTGAACCCATCAATATCATCAGGATTTGGGAGGTTATGAAGATGATAAAGAATATTATCCTTTTCATCATTGCTTAGTGGTTGTCTATCAATCATTTCTACTAAATTTTTCATATTTCACCTTTTTTGAAAATTTAAAAAAATAAAGGTTGACAAAATCCACATCAAGGTATATTTTATTCATAGATGAAGATTTTCAATTAAACCATTTACTCATATTTAAAGGAATTTACTATGGCTGCACACCATTACGTCAAAGTCAATGAAGAAGCAATCAGAAATTGGGTTAATGATTGCCAAGTCTGTATTTGTTTGGATCGAAAAAGACCAAAGATGCCAGAGTGTACCGGAAGAGAAATATTAATGATTATCAATGGATTGTCAAAAAGGTATAACTTTGCAAAATACACCTATCGTGAAGAGATGATAGGTGATGCAGTATTACATGTCTGTAAGTATATTAATGGGTTCAATTCTCTCAAAGGATCGGCATTCAACTTCATTACGTTTGCTGCATATCATTCATTTTCCAATAGAATTAAGATAGAGCATCGTCAGAGCTATTATAAAAACAAGAATCTCCAGATCATGTCATCACAGAAAGGTGTTACTGACCAGAATGGTGATTACCTGGATCCAGGTCTGCATGCAATGGTTAACAATTCTCAGACTGACTTCATAGCCAAGGTTGTAAGCTATGAGGACAAATATAAGTCAAAGAAAGCACCAAAGAAAACAGCAGCAGAGAAAGTAGATAGAACCAAGGGATTGTTTAAATTCTTTGAGAAAAAGGAAGACTAAACAAATGAAGATCAGTGAAATCATTGAACAAGGGCCCCTGCCGATGTCTGAACTCAAAGAACCAGTTAAATCTCCATTTAGTCTTCGGGCACTCAAGGTTGTTTTTGAACAGGCAAATGTACTTGCTCGGTTGGGCTTACTCAAAACCATATATGATCAAAGTCCATGGAGAACTGCAGTTCTAAAGGTTGAGATTGAAGGACTGTCTAAGCTATCAAAACTCAGATGGATGAAAAATCAGGATCACAAGGAGAATTAAACAAATGAAGATTGGATTAATTGGTGACTTACACCTTGGCTGTCGTGGGAACTCCAGATATATGATGGAGTTCTCTCATGATTACATACTTAGAAAAATTGATTATTTTGCATCTATTGGGATAGAGGATATCATCTTGGCTGGTGATATCACCGACAATAGAACCATTATACATATGCTCAATATCAATTTCCTCAGAAAAACTCTCAAGGCTAAAATTGAAGAGCATGATTTGAATGTTATTGTATTGGCTGGTAACCATGATTCATTCTATAAACATGAGTTGACTATTACCAGTGTTGAACTGCTTATGTCAGATTACTGTAAAGTAGTAACTACACCATGGAATTTCAACGATGAAATTGATATCATTCCTTGGGTCTGTGATGGAAATGAAGTTCATGTAAATGATTATCTTTCATCACCATCCAAATATTGTGTAGGTCACTTTGAACTTCAAGGCTTCCAGCTATCCAAGAATGTATATTCCAAGGATGGCATGGATGCCGCAAAGCTCAAATCATATACAAAGGTGTTATCAGGTCATTACCACGTGAAACAAGATGCAGGCAATATCTTCTATCTGGGAACACCTTATCCAGTTACATGGACTGAATATGGAACTCAGAAAGGTGTTTATGTTCTGGACACTGACCTGGATACATTGAAGTTCATTGAAAACGATGATTCTGATTCTCTCTTTCATGTAGTAAATTTCAATACAGAACCAGATTTCAAATATGAAGACTGTATTGGTAAAGTAGTCAAGTGCAACATCATAGAGAAAGCAACCCCAGTCAAAATGAAAAAATTCTTTGAGGAAATGGGTAATATTGACCTAATCAAGCTGGAGTACATTGATCATACAGAAATTGAAAAGGTTGACGGTGAAGTGATCTCTGATTTAACTGGAACTGACTTGAATGCCACGATTCAGAGTTATATCAAAGAGAATAAATTGTCAGATAAAGTCACTGAATATTCAGCGGTAGTAATGGGAGGGTTTGATGATTGAGATTGGTAGTGAGATTTTGATTCTACATGAAAAGGATAGAAAGAAGATAGTAGGAGCAGATATCAATGACTTAGTAGGCTTCAATTTACCATCCATAAGATTTGCCTTGGATTTTGATTTGGTCATTTACCTATCGGAGAAGATAGTCATCATAGTCAGATCCAAATATGATCTTGAATCAGTCGGAATGGTCAGTGACATCAACTTTGATAGGTCTTTCTATTCAAAGTTGATGAGAATCTTCTATATGATCAAAAATCAGGGTTTGACAGTCATTGAAGCCTTAGAACAAAAGGAAAATATCATATGATTTATATTAACTCAATTACCCTACGAAATTTTAGATCGTTTGGGAATATTCCATGTACATTTGAATTAACTAAACATCAAACAACATTCATAACAGGCGAAAATGGGGCAGGGAAGTCAACTGCAATTCCACATGCTATCATCTTTGGCTTGTTCGGGAAAAATGCAGACCCAAAGGATAAAAAGGCTGCCCTTGTAAATTCAATGAACAACAAAGATTGTGTAGTCACTGTCCACCTCACAGCCAAAGGAAAAGAGGTGAAGGTTGTAAGAGGTATCAAGCCTAATATTTTTGAAATCTGGGTTGACGGTAAATTACTCCCAACTGAAGCCAAAAAGGGTGAGCACCAGAAATATATTGAAGAACTCATTGGCTATACCTTTTCAGTATTCTGTAATAATATTTCATTGACTTTGGCCATGTTCAAACCATTCATTTCATTGACTGCAAGTGATCGCAGAGAGACAGTTGATAAATATTTGGATCTGACCTTGTTTCCTTTCTATGTTGAACGTGTAAAGTCAGATATCAAGCAAGTAAAGTTGGATATTGGGCAGAATGAGATCAAACAGCTGAATAACACCTCAAAAATCGATGGCAGTATCAGAGTAATAGAATCTATCCAACAACAAGTCCAACGTGCTGCTACCACGAAGGAATTAGTCTTGGATCAGACAAGAATGGAACTATCTGATTACCAATCAACAGTTCGAGCATCGGAAGATACTCTGAGGTTATCGAAAATGAGACTGCCCCCTTTCGATGGAGTCAGGGAGAACCAAGCTAAATTGTTGGATTTAAGGGCTGCTTTTACAGCTCGTATCAATGATATCATAGCCAGAGGTAAGAAATATATGGAATATGGTGATGTCTGCCCTACCTGTAAAGGTAGTATCACCACAGAAGCCAAAGAAATTTATATCAAGGACATCAATGCAGAAAAGCTATTATTTACTTCCAACCTGGAAAAGATCAATACCCTAATTGCTGCCGGGCAGGTAACTATCGATGAATGGCAGAAAGGAACTGATCAAATCCAAGTTCATGAAAACAAACTCTCTCTGGATAAGAACAATGTAGTCAATAAGCAAAGAGAATTGGATGCCTTGATATTAGAGATGTCCAAGCCTGACCTTGACTTTGAAAAGTCATTCAAGGATGAAGAGGATCTCCAGGCTAATCTTAAAACCATCACAGATGAGCTGGTTAGTGAATTTAACCAGCTTTCAGAGCAATTGGATATCTATACAAAGACTCTGGAAATGTTTGGAGACAAGGGTGTAAAAACAGTCATCATTAAGCAATATATCCCACTCTTCAACAAGAAAGTCAATGAGTACCTGGAAAATATGAATTTGTTCATCAATTTTGAAATGTCATCAGACTTCAAAGTTGAATTCAAAGCCCCTGATAGACGTGGGCAGGTAATGGCATCTTTATCATCTGGGCAACAACGGAGGATTGATATTGCCATCATCTTGGCCTGGCGTTATATCTCTCAGATTAAGAATTCAAACAATATGAATATCTTGATCCTGGATGAAGTTCTGAATCCATTAGACCATGCAGGCCACGAAATCTTCATTGAAATGTTCAAGAAGTCTTTTCCAGATATCAATCTCTTTGTAACCAGTCAGAATGAACACTTTGCACAGTTTTTTGATAATACCTTGGAGTTTCAACTTGTAGGGGGATTTACTAAATTTTAAGCCTTTAAATATAGGTAGTAATGAGTGATGAATCTGTCATGAAAATCTTCCTTGGGCGGGGTAACCAAATTAATGGTTACCCCACTTTTCTTTTCGCTAAATATCATTGAGTAGCGTAGAGTCCAATTTTAACTCAAAGAAAAGGAACCTTCAATGTCAAAGAAAAAGGATAGGAAGAAGCAATCCAAACGTAATCAAGAAGATGCTATGTTCAAGAAATGCAGGGAAATGGATGTGAATTTTGAACCAATGAATCTTAAGCAATCTATCTTATGGGATGCATTGGAAAACAGCCCTATGGCTATTGGAGTAGGTTCAGCGGGTAGTGGAAAGTCTCATATTGGGATCAATGCAGCTGTTGAGTCACTGCTCAATGGTAAAGTCAAGAAGATAGTAGTTACCAGGAATCCTATTCCTACAGGGCAGTCTATGGGCTTCTTTCCGGGTGACATGGATACTAAGCTTGGAGCCTGGCTTGCACCTGTAATTGCGTCATTGGTTAAACTATTAGGCTTCCCCCTTTACCAACACCTCAAAGACAAAGGAAAGATTGTTTTCATGCCCATGGAGGTTCTAAAGGGGATGGATTTTCATCGAAGTTTTGTCATAGTAGAAGAGGCCCAGGAATGCACCATGGAGCAATTGAAAGTCTTGGCCACACGAATAGGGAAGGGTTCTACATTGTTCATCAATGGGGACATTGAGCAAAGGAATGAGAAGATTAGTGGGAGGGCTTTTGAAGTTTTCATTCAAGCCATCGAAAATGAAAATAATTACATCCATAGTCAACTTGAGATGGGTAATGAAATGCCTGAATGGGAACAGATTGAAATTCCAGTAGTGAGGTTTGAGGATGATGATTGTGTCAGGTCTAAACTATGCCGGAAGATCCTACACATATTCAATACGTCGAATATCTAAAACACAAAAGGGGAACCGATTAAATTCGGTTCCCCTTTTCATTTGACTTTGATATTTACTTCACTGAACCATTCCTACATCCAGGATTATATTTGGATGTGCAAATTAATCCTGATTTCCTATTAGGAAAGAAGTTGCAATACCCTGCCGATGTTACACCATTCCAGATAAACAACGTACAATCCCTACACTGCTTGGGAAATACACCGTCGACCTTTTCAATTTTGACTTTCTTATGAGGTGTTACTGGTTCAACTTCTTTCTCTACCTTCTTCTTTTGGACTTCTGGTTCTTCAGTGATTCCTTTCATATAATTTCCCCTCTGAAATATTGATTGTATAGTGCTTTTCCATGTTCATCTGCATCCAATTCCCATGGACAAGGTTGAATACCTGTTACAATTTCTGATAATTCTTGGTATGTATATTTAATCCCCTTGTAGCATAACAAGTAATTGTCTTCTGGAATTATAATATATTCATTATTGATCATTTGATGGACATGGGCAAATTCATGGCATAATACCCGTTGAAACCATTTGATATACATGTGTTCTTTGGTAATGAAACTATCCACAAATATATGAACCTCAATGGGTGTAGAATAAGATGTAATCCCTTTCTTTCCTCTCAGCTTATCAAGTGGATACATCGATATAGATACGATGATATCCTGGGAAATCCCTTGATATAAAACATCACAAGATTGATGAACTTCTTCTACCAGATTATCCCATAGAGCAATACCTTGTACTTCATTTTTAAAGATTAACATGATTTTCCTTTCTTGAAATTCACACAGGAACGTAATTTTCAGATTCAAGTTCAATCATACCGATATCAGACATGGCTTTCTGAAGCCTTAGAAAATCAAGTACACAGTCATGTGTAGGGTGGTGATACACCATCTCTTGAAAATCATTAGGTGATATCCCTGCGTATCTATCGGTACCAGTCAAATGCATCCCAGTCACGATGTCAAGATATTTTTTGTAGTTAAAGACTTGCTTTAGATTCAATGTATCCTGGACGTGATTGATCTTGTTCTTTTCAAATCCAACTGACCTACTCCAAACCCATATCTTCTGTGGATCAATCCCGAGTCCAGAGATGTAATCCAGCATTACGTCAGACATTGTTTTGATAGAGACATCCCTTTGTTTGTCTGGATAATAAGAGAGGATCTTTACAGACTCTTCTTGCTCAGTCCACCATTGTATTGTGTCTGCAGTCGCAGCTCTCCCTAATCGTTTTTGCTCCAGGGCATCAAACTTCACAAATAGTGATTTGTCGAGTAATCCTTTAAAAGTTGTTTTGGTGTTCAAGTTGGCTACAACCATGCCCAAAGACAAAATGATTGCATCGTCGTAAAGTGATAGTGTTTCAAGGTCAATAATTGCTACATTATAGCCTGCTGCCATATGAAATTCTCCTTGTTAAATTGGTATGAAAAAACTAAAATCATTTCCCTACAAAACAGAAAATTAAGTGCTTGAAATGACTACATTTGCTCTGTTTTCTAATTTTTCCTATTTTTCTGATCATAGCTTGTATTTTTGGCTTTGTCAAGACAAATCTGACTGACTTGAAAATTTACTTGAAAATTTACCTCAAAATCACTCAAAATCATCTGTTTTTCATGCAATCATTGATGTATATTGTATCAGATGTAAATCAAAGCCAAAAACCTCTTCAAATCCTGCTCTCAAACCCCAGAAAAACTAAAATCATTTCCCTACAAAACAGAAAATTAAGTGCTTGAAATGATTAGACAACTACGATTTTCAGGTTTTGGCCTTATTTCCATGCTGCAGCGTTGTTTGCAGCTCCAGTTTCAGACTTCCAGGCAGCAAGCGGTAGAGATACTACAATTTCCCACGAAGGGGCTGGAATCTCAATAAATGAATTGGTAATATGGTCCATTCGATAACCATGAACTACCTTATCTGCAATTGATGATCGTGTTACTGCATTAATGACATCCCATGATAACTTCAATTTGTCATTGGGTCTATATTTCTTGGATGTCTTTATCTTCAATAGCTCCAGGAGGAACTTATATCTGATTGCAGGTGGGAGGTAATGCATATTCACACCCTGAAGAATAGTATTACCTGCTTTACTGGTATAATAATTGAATGGGAATATTAGTGGATTGATATCCCATAAAGGTAATGTCTTCCGATGTACTGCATCTGCATATCCGAATAAGTACATTTTACCAATTTTGGGATTCATCATCTGTTTATACTTGGATCCATACATTTTCTTCAACAAGCTTGCAGATGATTTTGAATCCTTAGAAATTCGTCGTTGAAACCACTTTGCAGATTCAGCTGTATGTCGCCTGGCCATTGATGGTACTTTCTGGCTGAGTCTATATTTTGCAATATAATTCTTGATGACATCTGGTTCATTCAATTCTCCTTTTGATAGGAATTGAAATCCAGCCCCATGCTTAATTGACTTTAGGTATTTTGGCCCCTGAAATAGTTCTGGATGTGTTTTTGGAGTCACGTCTTTTTGAATTTTAGCCATTTGGAATCATCCTATATTTTTTTATGTAATCAAATCAACTACTTACAAAGGCCAAAATGGTTGTATTGAGTGAACCCTCACGTAGTTTGGTAAGTAGTTGATATGACTGGTTTATTTGAAGGGTCAAATTGGATCTCTATTTCATCAAAACTTCTTTAAATAGACTAAATATATTTAAACTTTTCCAAAGGAATTTCAATATGAATGATATCAAAAAATTTATTGCTCACATAGGAACCAATGGCATTACTAAGCAGAATCAATTTACAGTGACATTTAGTATTCCTCCATTGGTATTAGATAAATTGAGTACAAGTGATGCATCTGAAGTCTTGAATCTTATGTGTACCAATTTTGATTTTCCTGGTTCAAATTTGGATTCCCAGACAATTACAACCAGTGGACATCATCATAAATCTGGGTATTTAACCAATTATACAGATATTGACTTTACTTTCTATTTGTCCAGGAATATGTCAGAGAAAGTGGTATTTGAGACTTGGCTTGCAGTTATTCAGAATAAAGAATCTAAGTCTATGAATTACACTGATGATTATAGCGTGGATATGCAAGTACAAACTTATATACAATCAGTATCTGAATCCCCAGACACTTATGATATAACACTGATTAAAGCCTATCCAGTAGTAATTGCTCCTATAAGTATGGATAAAACTTCAAACAACTCATTCAGCACATTAACAGTATCCATGACTTATGAATCTATCACAGATACTAAAGCCCTAAGTAATTTTACAAACAAAGAAAATCCCGTGATATTAGCATCAGAGAGCAATATCACGGGAGCTTATACAGAAGAATATACTAAACTTGAAGTACCTTTCAATATGATTGAGAATGCCGGGAATGGAGTAAATGTCGATAATAGACAAATAAAGAAGTCAATCGCAGAAGTAGATGAAATTTTTGATGAAGTTGATAAAGCCATGACTGATATTTCAGGAGAGGCAAGAAATATATATTTATTGATAAAGGATAACATAAAGAGACTGGCCAAAGAAGGAAAGCCCATGACTGCAGCGATCAAAGATATTGAAGTCATGATAGAAACAAATCCTAAATTACTAACAACTGATGTCAAGTTGTTAAAATCTCTCATGAATGAAATCAAAGGTGATATTGATGGAATACTTTAAATTTTTTCCCAATGAATTTTTTTCTCTTCCAGGTAATAATGTAAACAATTTCAATATGACTAACATTTATAGGGCAATCACAGTTCCTGATGAAGTCAAAAATAATACTTCTGCCACATTTGATTACTTAAACGTCAATGTATTATCCCCCGATGAGATATCCAGGAGATTATACGATGATGTCAAATATTGGTGGGTAATTATGCATCTAAATGATATTACCAATATGAACGAAGACTGGCCCATTGACTCGACTATCCTTGAGAAATATATTGAAGCCCATTATCACTGGTGTGACCCATGGGAACAAATTGCATACTATTTAACTGATAGTGGTATTAAAACTGATATTAGAGCAATGCAGATATTGGGTGAATATTCACAGGATGAGCCTTCTGAAAACATTATTCAGAGATATTCATTAACACCTATAAGCCTCATGGCACACTATCAACATGAAAATGATAAGAAGAAATCAATTCTATTGATTGGTGATGATTATATCCATTATTATGATGATGTTTTGCAAACAATTTTTGAAAGTCTCTCATTGAATCGGAATATGTAAACTATCCTTGAACATCTCACATGTGCAATTGTAGTCTTCTATATCCAAAGTATGCCTAATTGAACTAATGAGGAAATTCCCATATAGATAAGGTTCCAGGCCATCACCTGTCTTCTTCTGTAATCGTGGAATCCTAAATGTAAGTATATCCCCAGACCTAAACTTTTCTGCATCTCCATTAATGGTCATTTTTGTAGTTACTTGGTCCATGATGTTCATAAGGTGATGCTTTGTGAAAGTATTAATATGTGACTGATCGATCTGCCAGGTTCTGAATGTTCTCTTCATATTCTCATTATCAAAGGGTACCTTTACTTTATCCATTCTGGTAGAGATAGAGCTATAATCCTGGTCCAAGGTAGTAATTTCTTTCTTTGTAATATCAAATTCTGTTATGTGTTGACCATATACCCCATATTGCATATTCAATTTATTGAATAGTTCTCCATATCCATATTCATCAACATTGTTATATTTATCAACAGAATCAATATTCTTGGGTTCATATGAAATGATTGCTTGATTCTCTTTGGTGACATATAGGGCATCAAGTGATTTGAGGATATATCCATCCAAAGTTTCAAAGAAGAGAAATGGACTCTGGGCATCACCTCCACACATTCTTGAAAGACACCACTGAATAATTTCAAATGGAGACCAATTAGGTGAAATAAAATCACCATGATATAAACCAGCAACAATGTCAATCGATTTATCTGAAGCAAGTTCATTCTGTACTATGGATTGAATAATTGAGTGATAATTCCCAGTAAAAGCCTTTGAGATACTACTATTCAAATCAATCCAATTCTCTAATGTAACCATTCTAATATAAAATAGCTGTGTATTATCATTTCCAATTTCTCTATCCTGGATAGCATATACTTTGAAGGTCTTGGTAATGTATTTCTGGTCATCAAACACCCTAAACTTGATAGTGACTATCTCACCACCCATAATAGGTAAAGCTGATATAATGCCTATAGTATCACTGACCATCATAGATGCAGTAATTGAAGATTCAAATATGCTTTCATATATATTGAATTCTTCTACCATTGAAGTAATATCATAATTCCTACCGGTTTTTATATTTCTAATTTTGATGTACTTCAATTTGTATTCTGAATTTAATTTTTCAGTCATTTCAGTGTTCCCCTTTTAAATATTACTTAAAACGGGAGATATAATATGGGTTTACAAGATTTAACTGCACAGATGGTAGAGATGAGAAAAGATGCCAAGCAAGCAGATATAGCAGATTTATTAAAACAAGTTCTTGCCCAGAACTTTAAAGCTCAACAGAGAAAGGATGATGTTGAAATAGAGAATACAAACTTCATGCTTAATCAACTTGAAGTCATTGTAAATGAAACCAAAGGGCTTAGTGATGATAAGAAAGCAAAATACCAAGATATGATATCTGATTCTCTTGGTGAAAATAAGATTCATCAGAAATTATTGACCAAGATGGCTAAGGGTTCTATGACCCTAATGAAAGATATGCTACCATCCTCAGATCATCTGATAGGGATGCTTTCAACTCACTCACCTCTCTTAGCACTCGGGCTTTCAACTATCAAAAATATCACTGATTCTGTCACTGACATGAGAATTGACCGAAAGAGTGAATTTGAAGAGAAAATGGAGGTACTGGATAAGGACACTGAACTTCAGGATACTGAAAAAGAACTTCAAGATGGACAGTTCCCAGGATTCGATGGAGTCAATGATTCGCTGGAAAAGCAATTAGGCACTCTGTCTGATCATACTGGACTTTTGGAATCAATTTCAGATACCACAATGAAGCAACTTCCTTTACTCGAAAGATTGAACAATTCAGATCCTCAAGGAGAGTCAGATAAGAATGCACCCACCATTACCAGACTGGATACCCTTAATGAATTGATCCAGGAACAAACATCTGATTCAACTGAATATCATGATCAACAAACAGCCATTTCAGAAAGACAATTCAAATTACAAGAAAGGGAAAGAGTTCTGAATGAAATGAAGCTGGCAGAGGCACAAAGGGAGTCAGGTTCTGATTCCAGTGTTGATTTATCTGCTTCAGCTGCTCCCATTGAAGAACAGAAAGGGGGTATTCTGAGTTCAATCTTTGATATGGTCATGGGTGACGGGCTGATGGCTTCTATTGTGGCTGGTATAACTGGTGGTAGTATCGGTACCATGATTTCAGGTGCTTTGATGTCAGGTGTAGGTGTGCTTGGTACAGCCATGTCAGCTATTGGAGGGGCATTAGCTACTGGAGCTGGAGTCATTACTTCATTTGTATCTGCATTTGCTGCTCCCATTGCTATTATAGCTGGTATTGGGGTAATGGTATATAAATTTTATAAGGGATTCACGTCAGCAGCAGATAAGTTTGGTGAAGCATGTACTCTGACCGATAAGATTGCCTCTGGTATTGGGAGCATGATTGGATTCCTTGGCGATATAGTAGAAACAGTGACCAATTTCTTGTTATCTCCCTTTGATATCGAATTTGATTTTGCAGATGATATTGATATGTTTGTATCTAATATATCTAAAGGGTTATTTGATATACTCAAGAATCCTTTGGATGCATTGGAAAAAGTAGTAGATTTCAGTAAAGATATGATTGGAAATGGCATTGAGAAAATAAAGAACATCGGGGAATCTCTATTTTCCCCTATTACTGATATGTTTGATATAATACTATCTCAGTTGAATATGGTTCGTGATTTTATGATTGATAGTGCGATCAGTGTAGTATCTAAGATTCCATTTATAGGGAAGAAGGCTGCCGAGAATCTTAAGGCTATGAAGAGTGTAAAACCCCTTGAAATTGAACCAAGCATCAATGAAAAAGAACAAACAGTATCACGTACAAATACCAAGCTCAATGAATCTGAAACCAAGTCTGCAAAGAATAAATATAGGTTGACTGAGAATGAAGTATCTACAAATACCAAGCTCAATGAATCTGAAACCAAGTCTGCGAATGAAGTATCTACAAATACCAAGCTCAATGAATCTGAAACCAAGTCTGCACAGGCTGAATATGCCTCCATTAAGCAGGTTCAGAGTCAAGGACAAGTAAGCACTAATGAAGATTCCAAATCAACCTTAAACAGAGAAATAAATGATTCTACAGAATTGAAGCAATCTACACAGTCTGATAATTTTGAGTCTTCTCAGAAGGAATCTACCACATCATTAACAAGTGATAACTCATCTTCATCTTCATCTATGAGTAGAGAATCAAATACTTCTCAATCTGATAGGCAGTCAAATGATACTACAACTGATTCACGTCAAGAGTCAAAGCATATAGAGAAACAAACATCAATGGTTTCAGATTCACGATTGGAAGCAATCAATACATCTATCCAGGCAAACCAACGTGATCTATCATCTAACACTACAAAAATGTTATCTGATAATAAATCTTCAGAGATAGAATCAATGAAGAAAATAAGTGATTCTATCTTACAATCCGATCAACGATCAGAAGCAATTACTAAGAGCAAGGAAAACTCAAAAGAATTTAAAGAACGTTCTTCTACTTTAAAATCTATTGAAACTGATTCAGTTTTGGAGGTTGCTGCAGAAGGTGATACGATTGAGAATGTCATTGCAGCAGATAACATTGATATTAATGAATTGGCAGTTAATATTATATCAAATGAAGGGGGATCAGTAGGAAGTCCAGGAAGTGCTGGTACTGCTGGTTCAAGTCAAATAGTGGGAAGTAAACCACGTAAATCATCAAGTAGTGATAAAACAGGCAGTAAGGGTGCCTCAGTTGGAAATAAACCAGAGAATGAATCTGCATCTTTTGTTTCCAAGACATCTTCTCATACTGATGATGTTTCGACTGGGATTGATACAAGTGAACATACATCATCTACTGCAACTAAATTACTAAATGGAAATATTACTCAAAATAATGATACTGTTACTACTGAACATGATTCTGAATTGATAAAGCATATTGAAAATATCAACACAAATGATAATGAATTGGCTATCATGAAAAATCAATTAATCAATGAAAAAACTACCAGGGAAAAGACATTCAACAATTTCGTTGCAGGACCAGATTCAAAGACTATGATTAATTCAAAAATTATGGAGTCTGAAAAGAATATTGCATCTGCAAAAGCAGAAAAGCAACTTGCTTCAAATGTAGTCGTGGATAATAGAAGTAATTCAACTCAAATAAACAATAATTCATCAAGTTCCACACCACAATTCAATTTCAATACCAAGAATCCAGATAGAAATAATATCAGAGGTAATTTCGCATTTGCAGTCTAAACAAAAAGAGGTACTGAAATTAATTTCAGTACCTCTTTTTGTTTTCAGATGACTATCTTAAGTCATGATTACATATTCACCATTCACTATATCATAACCTGCTTCAATATTCCTGGCAGTTGCCAATTCTTGCTTTACTGCCGTTTCATACATATCATACATTTCATTGGTGTAACCAGTATTATAAGCAGCTTCAATTGAAAGTTTTCTTACATCTTCAACTGCCATATATACGTCATTAAAGACTTTGTTTAGATTTTTGCTTTTGGTTTTAGTTGGAAATGTAATCCATAGAGCTTTATCCAACACTTTTGCTGTATGTGGCTGATCGGGTAGTATGGAACCACTATCATACAAAGTATAAACATAAGTACACAATTTGCATATCTCAATGATATTTCCAATAACCATTTCATTATCAGTTACATCCAAACCAGAAGCATCAGTAACTGTCCCACCAAAATTACCAAAGTTATTAATAACACGCATACCTTCATTTAGAATATCATCACATACTTCATTGATTTTATCAATTGCGTATTGATGCCTATCCTCATTTGTATTTTCAGTGTAACTATATTCAATGAACAATTCTCTGGTTAAATCATCATGTGTTATGTTGCTGATATACTGTTCATCAATATTAGTGGGAGGAAATGCTTCAAGAATGGCTGGGTCTGGATAAGTATATACAGGCACCCAAGCATCTTCAGCTTCTAACATTTCAGGGGTATAAATCCTTAAAATGGTGATATAATCTTCAACTATTGATGCTTCTGTAAAATTCTCATCAATGTGAATGACTTTTAGTGATATATCACTAACGACAAGACCACCTTCTGTTGTATATCCATCACCTACTGCACTTTCTTCTGGCACTTCCGTCCATACAATAGATGGCGGGTAATATCCAGTGGGATCAAATGTTATAATCTCCTGGATTACTTCGTTAACGACTCTTGCGTATTTCATATGTGTCTCCTGTTTCAAAGGTCATGGGGTTTTAAAGTTAGATTAATTCTCTATCAAAATCATTAATGATAGTCAACAACATTTAATTTAGAGGTTGTTGATTTTTACCATTCAACTGTTACTGAACCAGCACCACCAACAGCACCGCCACCGCCACCGCCACCGCCACCGCCAGTACCACCAGCACCA